GGACATTGACCCTGACCTACCAGAGAGCGAGCAGGTCTGGGCGGTGTACTCTGAGGATGGGGAGAGGCTTTTGGGGAGGTATCCGAGCTTAGAGAAAGCAGAAAAGCATTCTAATGACATAGAGGCAAATAAGGAGGAAGCTCAGATGAAAAAGAAATCTTTTCAATTTGAGGTGAAGAATTTTCATGTTGATGACAAAGAGATAAACGGGGTCCCTGTAAAGCAGTTCGAGGGCTACGCCTCGACATTCAAGGACGTGGACAGGGTCAGCGACATGGTCGTGCCAGGAGCGTTTAGAAAGGCATTGGACGAGAATGGGGGCAGGCTGATATTGATGCACAACCACAGGATGAACGTGGGGGTGGCAGATGTCAAAGAGGATTCCAAAGGTCTTTTTGTGAAAGGGTACATCAATCAAGAGACTCAAGCAGGAAGGGAAGGGTATTCTCTTTTAAAGATGGGTGCAGTGAACAGGATGAGCTTTGGTTACGAAGTGAAAGAGCAACAATGGGTGGAAAAGGACGGGAAGGAATACAACGAACTAAGGGAACTTGTTCCCCATGAGGTCAGTTTCGTTGATTTCCCTTGCAACTCCCAAGCTGAGATTACTGCTGTTAAATCAGTAAGTGATGAACCAACAACTGACCCTGAGATTTTGAAAAGTCTTAGGTCTATCAATCAGGGTCTAATTAAATCTACTAATTACTTAAAAGGAGAATCTAATGAGTAATGAGCAAGAAGTGAAAGCCCTGATCGAAGAACAGGGGAAATTGGTCAAGTCTTTTCGTAAAGAGGTTGTGGACAAGATCAACACAAATGAAGAGAAGAGCAAGCAGTTCGTCAATGACAAAGACGCTAATATGCAAAAAAGGCTGGACGAGATCGAAGAGAAGATCAACAAGTCCAACCGCAAAGTCCTTGAAGGGGCCTCTGAAGATAATAACAAAGAGGAAAGCAAAGAGCTTAAGGGCCTTTATGACGCTTATGTGAAGTTTGGTGAAAAAAAGATCGATAGAAACGATCTTGAGAGAATGAAAGAGCTGGCCACTAATGAATACCAAAAGCGTTTGAACAAAGCGGCAGGTGATCCTGTAGTGTCTTACACGGATGCTTCGGGAGGGCATTTGATCCCTGAGTTCATGTATCAAACCATTCTCAATAATTTTCAGGAAATTGATCCAATGAGGTCTGAGGCCGATGTAGTTTCAATTACTAGTAATAAGATTGAGTTCCATACAGGATTTGACGCAAGTGCTGGATGGGAATCTGAATCATTTACTTATAATTCAGGGACTGCCCCAGATGCCGCTGATCCTTCTTTTTCCCGTAAAGAACTTTCTTGCGATGTATTAGCAGGTCAGATCAGGCTGTCACTTGAAGCTTTAGAGGACATTCCAAATATTGGTTCTTATGTTACTGAGCGTTTAGGTGCTAAGATGGCATATACAGAAAGTTATGCTTTTATTAAAGGAAGTGGTAGTGGACAGCCTCAAGGCTTTGACACTAACACTAACCAAGTTCTTATGGCAGCTCAGAGCAATAACGTGGCCATGGGCAGTAATACTGTATTTGATTATGATGAGTTCTTTGAGCTTCAATCGGCATTCAAGACAGGATACCAGAGCAATCTAAAGTGGTACTTCAACCTAGACACCTTGGGCAAACTTAGAAAAGTTCAAGACAGTCAAGGCAATTACCTATGGGCAGGTGCTTTGCAAGGGGCAGCTCAAGCTCACCCTGCTACTATTTCAGGAAGGCCTTATACAATACTTCCTTCATTGAGCAACTTAGCGGCAGATTCATACTCGGTATATTGTGGAGACATGAAGCAAGCTTATAAGATCATCCAGAGAGTGGGTATGAGCGTTAAGCGTTTGGATGAGTTCCAATATCCAGATGTCCTGTTCATTGCTCGTATGCGTATTGGCGGAGACTTAGTGTTACCTGAAGCATTAGGTTACATGAAAGGAGCCAGTTAATAACTGATTAACCCTAGGGGATGCCCAGGCATCCCCTTTTTTAGGAGGTCGATATGGCTGAAGAGAAAAAAACAAAGAAAGCGAAGAAAGCGAAGAAATTAGACCCCACAGCGGTGGAGAAATTCCTTAAAGAGCTGGAAGGCTCTGAGCTGAAAAAGCACAAATGGGCAGCGAACAATTTGAGGACCGCCCTTAAATTATTGAAGGGCTGAGATGGCAGCGATCAAGCTGGTATCAGCGGCCGACATAAAGACGTACCTTAATTTCTCAAGCACCAATCAAGACACTTTGATAGGTGAGATGATCGAACAGGTATCTGAGGACATTCAAAGTTATTGTGACAGGACCTTTACTGAAGGCACAGATGTACTTGAGTATCCCATAGGAGGGGGAAAGTATTTGTCCCTCAAGAGGTTCCCGATAACCTCAGTCAGCCATGTCAGGTACAACACCGACTTTGACTTCACGGACAGCGGTGACGATGTGGACTCTGACAGCTATACCATAAGCGGGGACTTTGATGACTTGGGGCTTATATTCTTCAAAGGGTACAAATGGCACAATGCAGAAGGCTCGCTGCAGGTCAAGTACACAGGGGGATATGCGGACACCGCAGATATTCTTAATGTACCTGACGATCTTAAAAAAGCTTGCATCATTCAAGTGGCATATCTTTTTCATAGGAGGTCTGCGACAGGGGTGAAGTACGCTGCAGGGGAAGATGGGACATTGAATTTTGATGGAGAGTATAATTTTCTGCCTAATGTGAGATCAATGTTGGACAGGCATAGGAGGATCACACTTGTTTAGGCACACTACCAAAGAGGATGGAATGATGGCGAATAAGAATAAATTAAAGGCGTTGAGAAATTTGTCTTTTGTTGTTGATGGATCACGAGTGACCGTAGTCAAGGGGGAGTCATTCACTTGCCCCGATGATAAGGTCCTTTGGTTTTTAAATAGAGGGGCAGCAGAGAGACCTGCCTCGAAGAAAAAGAAGGATTCGCAAGATGCCGATACCTCTAATAGTTAAGATATTTGCATCTGCATCAGGGGTCATGGTCAGAGGTGCGGCTGTTTTACAAAAAATGACTGCCTCTGGGGCGAGGACTTTGACAAGGGGCAGGTCTACCCTGTCTCGAACACGCTCATCTAAACCATTGGGGACAAAGGTTTCTCAGGCATCTCAATCTAAAACCTCTGAGGACGAAGCTTCTCAGGATTTAGAGGAAATGTACAGAGTGAGTTTTAATAAGGCATTGGGGAAAGCATCTAGGTCTGCAAAAAATTATGCAAAGGACTTTGTCCCTGTAAGGACAGGGGCGTTGAAACGCTCCATCACAGCAAAAGTCACGAGAAGGAAAGGTCTGGACAGTTTCGCCACATTGTCCACCAATGACAATAAGTATGCGTCCTTTGTGGAATTTGGAACAAGGCCCCATGTGATAAATGCTAAGAGGTCTCCCCTTCTCAAGTTCTATTGGGAAGAGCAGGGAAAATGGTTCACAGGGAAGTCTGTCAACCACCCTGGTGCCCCTGCACAACCGTTTTTAGTGTCTGCGGTGGACAAGGCAGCGAAAGAACTCCCAGAAGAAGTTAAAAAAAATATCAAAGGGATCGCTATTTCGGGGGCAGGGATTAAGTTTAATATGAAGGTAGGCGGCTGATGCCTTCTATACGAGAGCAGATATTGCAAAAGGTCACGTCCCAATTAGAGACGATCTCTGGAGTAGGTACTGTGGAGAGGAGCAAAATCACTCCTATCACGGTCGGGATAGCGTACCCTGCTGTGTTCATATTTGAGGAAAGTGAGGGAATTTCCATAGAATCCCCCACGGACATGGGCAACGTCACAAAGACTTTGAACATTACTTTACAATGTTGGCAGTTGGATGACGGAAGTGGTAATTCAGCTCAATTAAATACATTGTTAAGTAGTGTCGAAACAAGTATAATGGGCAATGTGCAATGGGATGCCTTGGCGAATCGCACAGTTCCCATTGAAAGCAGGAATTTTTACGTTGATTATAATAATACAAAAGGTTTTGGATACATAGGTTTTGAGTTGGATGTTTTTATAGAGTACAGACATACTTTTTACGACCCTGACACAAGTGCGTAACAGTTAGATAAGGAGAACAAAATGGCTGTTTTATTGACCAGAGAGGCTTTGATACTTGCAAAGAGCGAGACGACTTACGGGACAGACCCCACCCCAACTTCTGCTGCCAATGCCATATTGACCACAGTGCCTGAAGTGAGTCTTTCGGTGGAGACAAAAGAAAGGGAGATGGTGGCAGGACCTAGTTTTTCCCCAAATGAGCCTTTTTACTATGGAAAGAGCTTTGACATAAATTTCTCTGTTGAGATGAGAGGGTTTGGTACAGCATATTCTACTTCCGACCTGCCAGAGGCAGCCCCTTTGCTTCAAGCCTGTGGTTTTAAGCAGGATTTGGATGCTACTGGAGGCGCTGAAAAAGTCACTTACACTTTGATCTCTGATCCTGTCAATGCGACAGTGTCAAGTGGGGATACATCTTCCGTGAACTCTTGCACCATATGGCTTTATTGGGGAGGTCAATTATTGAAGTTCAATGGATGTGTAGGGAATATGTCATTCAGAGGGGAAATGGGAGGAGTGCCTATTGCAGACTTTTCTTTTAAAGGCAAGTACCTTCCTGCTAATTTGGATGAGACTGAACAAAGCCCTCATATTCCAGCTACAGTATCTTACAGCTCAACAAAACCTCCATTCATATCAAGTGCGGTATTGACTTGGGACTCCACAGCAGTGGGTTGTTCTAAGATAGAGTGGGGACTTAACAATGAGATCAATACTTTGACCACCATGGCATCTACTAATTTGGACGTTGAGAGGATTTATATAACAGGGAGGGCCCCAGCAGGGTCTTTCGATCCTGTTACTTTGTACGAAGGGGACTCTAACTTCCTTAATTACTTAGGAGAGTTGGAAGGGAACACTTCCAAAGCAGGGCTTATTTCGATAGGGTCTACTCAGTACGAAAGGGTCAAGATCGGATTGGGTGCTACCATAGCAGGATCGGGGACAAGGTCCAAAGTGTCTGGGGTAGGCTTCTCCGATGCCAATGGACATAGGGCCTTTGAAGTGGCTTTTGCGATGTATGGAAGTCAAGGAGTAGGAAACAATGAACTAGAAATAGTTTTTGACTGATGTTAAAAAGGAAGGGAAATGAAAATATCAGATTTCAAAAAGAAAAACAAAACAACGGCACTGGTAAATATTGAAGGACTTGATTTCAAGGTCCGGAAAATAAAGACCACGGATTATTTTGATCGAGGCAAGCTTCCGTCTATTTATTCTTTGCAAGAAGATGAGGCAGAGGCAGCACTTCAGAACATGGAACCTCAAGAGGTGGAGGATATGTTTTCTTTCA